GGAACAGCTGCTCCAAAAAGAATTTGAAGAACCACACCTAATGCGATCAACGCAAGTCCTGCTTCTGTAAGACTACGAATCCAGCCTGTTGCTTTTTCTAACATATATGCTCCTGTTTAAGTTAAAATATGATGTGTATTAATCACACACCTGTTGAACCAAAACCACCATCTCTATTTGTTTTTTGAGAAGGGGCTTCATCAGTCTCATCCAATGTATATTTTTCACATCGAACCAGTTCTCCTTGACATATTCTATCTCCGCTATAAATCCGCACTGGTACATTACTGATACTTGTTACCATTACGAAAATTGGATCAACATAATCGCTGTCAATCACACCTTCGCAATTTGTGAGATAAACTCCCTGTTTAAATGCCAGTCCTGATCTTGGGTGTAACCTAACTGAAAAACCCACAGGTATATCTGCGATAAGTCCAGTTGGAATTAACATTCTTTCACTACTCATTAACTGAATATAAGCTTTTCTTTTATTTATATCAAATGATATTCGTTTAGGTAATTGTTTAGAATGTCCTGCACTACAATATTGTATGTCTTCTCCCTCAATTATATTTGCATGTATATCAAAACATGCTGCATGATCTGTTGCAAATATTGGAAGTTCTACAGACTCATTTAATTTAAAAAACTTTAATGATTCTTTTGTCATTGGTGATTTTGACAATGTAGTATTCTTACTCTGATTTGGTGTTTGAATTTTGCTCGTCGCTTTGCTCATAATCTACTCTTTTATTTCCAATATTATATTTTGCTGTTAATACCCATTCCTCTTTTTCTTTAAAAGATAAAATCTTTAATTGATTTAATGGAACGGTTAACGTAGATGATTTTTCAGGAGATACTAATTTTATTAATCCCCATTCAGCTAATAGGTTAGCTATGGTATTTCTTCTCGCTTGATCATTTTCTAAAAAATTGGTTGGTTTTCCATCCAATGCAAATAATTCTTTAAAATGGACAATATAATATCGTGCCTGTTTATGTAATATATGACAAGATTTATATATTATTCTCTCTTTTCTAGATGCTACACCAATTCTTGTTAGTGTTTCTCTAATCTTTAAAAAATCTTCAGGTTCTGCTAATGTACATTCTATCATATCTTCAATGCTAATCATTCCACTCCGCCTTCCATGAATTTACTCTTGATTTCTTCGACATCTTCATCGGATAGTAATTCTAAAGCATTCTTTGCTTTTTCATTACCAAAACCAAAATATGTTTTAACTATTTCTAAATTTTCTATTTTCTTAGGTTTTAACCATTTCGACCACCTAGAACGTGGTCTGACATTATTTAGTAAAAAGTCAAATTGGAGTTTTTTATCAAGGAAATGGCATCTATTCATTTCATTGACTTGAATAACAGTATCTTGAAAAAAAGAAAGACCTCTATTTACAAGAAAAGGTATATAATCCTTTTCCGTAAGAGGATCATTTTTCATGATATCTTTTGATTCGTTAATAGCTTTAATATAATCAAATGGTCCCATAATGTAGTCTTTATATTCAAGTGGAGCGAACTGGAGGAATCGAACCTCCGTCTTCAAGATGGAATCCTGAAATATTACCACTATACGAAGCTCGCATATATTTAGTATATCATATATTTTCTATTTGTCAAGAGGGGTTGAGAGGTGATGCCCATATAAATGGTCTGCTTCAGGCTTAAAAAAGACATTCAGCACGTTACCTCACTTCAACCCCATTTTAGAATTCCACATATAATGTGGTTCTGAGCCATCACTGTCACTAATATTTGGATGGTTCATCAAAGCACGTCTATACGGATTCAGTGCCATACCGTAAGGTCTATCATTACTCATCCATTCAGTTAATTTATATTTGGAAATGATTTTCTCTGTTTTTACACGTTCTACCATTTCCGTAAATCGATTGGATCTATCTGTTATACCCTTTTCTTCAGAAATTATGTCATCAAAATAAGTAAGCATTTTCTGCATCTCTATAGTATATATTAGATGTTTTTTAAGGTGAATTAGACCATCCTTCGCCATACTATTTCTATGAGACTCATTATCCAAATATTCATTGAGTAACTGAATTGCCTCATCATTATCCTCGAAAAAATTTGCTTTGGGATTCAATTCTTTGTAGTATAAAGCATCATACATAATGTAAGGAACGCCCTTCATAATACCGTCTGTGGAAGCAACAGACCACCCACCATACGATTGTTTTGGTGAATATCCTACACAACATCTTTGAAGTTCTTTGTAGTATCCCTCTTTATCATATTCAGTTACATATACATAGGGGCGATTAGAAACTTCTAAAAGTGGTATCCAAACCTTAAAATCTTGTCTCTGCTCCCACAACAAATCCATAGTTTTCATAAAATTATCGAAATCTTTGTATGTTGCTGGTCTATGATTAAAAACTATTATTTTTTCATAAGGCTGTATATCTTCAATTTCTATAATATCGACTTCTCTAATTCCTGGATGTTGTACTTCCAAAATTTTATCTAATTTTTTACAATTCCAAATACTCAGAATTTTTCCCGCTTCTTCTAATACTAAATCTTTTTGTGCTTGTGTGTTCAGATAACACCTTTTCATTTCCAACAACCCCATTAAATTGTAGGTAAAGGCGTGCATCGTAGAAACTACTACATCTTTAATATCAAACCAATGACAATAACCTACAACTGGTGGATTGTGTGAACTAGTATTGTATAATACATTTTTAATATTGAGTGTATGTTCAGGCAAATGTGAAAATATTAAATCAAAATCCCATTTTCTATGTCTAATAAGATTCCAATCCTTTACATCAAAGTGCATCCTCATATTTTGGGGATAACTTGGAAGATGTATTATAAATTGATATACATTAGAAAATTCCTTAAACATTACCATATGCTTTGGCATCACCAAATAGAAAAATAGATCATCTCGGATCTTGTTCAATTCAGTAATCATGGAATATATTACTTGAATATAACTATCTTTTTCTAAATCTTTAGCATATGTAATATTAGGATAAACTAATATTCTTAGAGTTTTTTGTGGAGTTTTAAACTCCCCGTAAAAATTTTCTAAGCTCATCTAATAATATCCAAGGTATCAATGTTATCTGCATTCCAAAATTCCAAATTTGGCCGTATTCTACCATCTGATCTAAGTTTTTCCCATCTTTTTTGTGCCTTCTTTTTCCACCATTTGGTCAAATTGTCAAAAGAGTAGTTGTCGTAATTGGGTTTTTTAATTAGTTTATCTGTTTTACCAAATATATAATCTTTAGTATTTGCAAATCCATAATCAGAAATATAGTAACGTTTCTGGGTAGTGATTGCCATTTTTTCTTTAATCAGTTGTAAGAACTCAGCGTGCTTTGTAAGGTCATATGCCTTCAGATTATGTTTTAAGATGGAATAGATTTTATCTTGTGTTCTCATCTTAACGCTTGTAGGAATTTCTTGATCTGTTGTATAAAGGGGTCCCCCATTTTTCGCAGCAAGAAAATCTCTTGTTTCTTTATATAATTCATCTGAAAGATTTAAGAGCATTGCACTCATGGTATTACCCTTATGATGTATAAAAGGTTTCAGTCCATCATACTGTTACATTTTTAATTGATCCATATAGAGAAGTAGTTTCAAAAAACAATGCTTCCATTTTCTCGTACTTCTTATTGATAACCGCTCTAAGTTCGTGGCTACAACAATATAATGCTAACAATTTTCCACCCAAACAATTATACCCAAATGGCTGAGCGGGAACAATATTAAAACCGTTCACAAAATGTTTATTAGCAAGATCTAGTGGAGTTTTCTTAACTCCAAAATAATCGTTTCTTGGGCGGATGTTTAATACAGGAGAACCTAATTTAATAAAACCAACATATTTACCTGTATTTTTTTCTCTAATACAAAATCGTATCGATCTCCCAGGATTAGCCTCAACATTAAATGAAGCCGTGATTTCTAAAAGATGAGTATAATCTTTTCCCAAAATCTTACCTTGTTCAGGCTTATCTGTAGTAGTAACTACTTCAAACTCCATATCTTCTGGAGCAAGATCAGGAGAATTAAATAAATCATCCTCAGGACCCACACCAAAAAGAGAAAGAGAAGTGGGTAGATTTTCTAATCGTTTTTTCTTCTTATAACGATAATATGCCTCAATGTCACTAAAAGCAGAATAATGATCATTAAACTTATCAACTATATTGAAAGTTTCTTCTTTAGTTAATTTTAAATAATCTATCATTTATTTAAACTCACAATCTACCATCATCTCTGTGAGACAGGCGACTAGGTTAATTTCTTGGTCTGCAACAAACGCAGACTTGTACTGATAATCTGCTATAATAAGGATAGCAGATGGGATTGAAGTATCTTTCAAATGATTACTTATGCCATCATAAATTTTTCGAAAGATTGATGTGGGATCATTATCGACATTTTGAGTTACCCAATTACGGACTTCTGAGAAATGTTTAGCTTGTAATGCCTTCATTAAGGCATTTAAATTAATTTCTCCGATTTGAGCAAGAATTCCAGCATCAATAACTCCACCCGTTGAATATCGCTGAAGTTCATTTAGAACTCTTCGCATATCAGGAAAATGTTTCATAATCAATTCAACAAGAACCCTGTCATCAGATTTAATTACTAATGATTCTAATATTCTCTTTATCTCAACTAAACATTCTTGAGCAAGTTTGGGTTTATCTTTATTCGGAGTTGAAAATTCTATAACAGAGCAACGTGAATGGATAGGAGCAATGATCCGATTACGAAAGTTACAAGTAAAAATAAAACTAACATTGGCGCTAAATTTTTCAATGAAACCTCTTAGTGCAGGTTGAACCGAATCAGCATTCATGTAATCTGCTTCATCGACTATAACAACTTTTCTCCCACCTTGCATGGAAACGGAACTACAATATTGTTGTAAAGTAGTTCTAACAGTATCTATATTTCTACCTTCATTGGAACCATTGATCATTAAATAATCAACTCCAATTTCATCACACATAGCACGTGCAACAGTAGTTTTACCTACACCAGGCCCACCTGATAAAAGTAGATTAGGAATACGCCCATCATCAACAAAACCTTGACAAGCATCTTTAATATTTTTTGATAGGATACAATCCGATACTTTCTTTGGACGAAATTTCTCTACCCATAAATATGTTTCCATTATTAACCAGTATAGCTAGAGTTTTGTTCAGTAGCAATCCAATATTCTAATTTGGAAGTATCATGAATAAAATGTGCAATACCTTTAGAAGAAATCTCAACCTGATATCCACCACTCAAAAGTTTCATGTTCTCAATTTTGAAAACCATTTTAAATTCTTTATCTGTAGTACCAACATCTTTTCGAAATTGGTCAGAAGAATTATTACTTGAATCGACTGCTGTTAAATAGATTTTACCATCAGTACTTGTTACAATCAATTCAGGTAATGCCAACACTTGTGCGGCTTTCAGAACTTCATCATAATCTTCTTTTGTCATTTTAAAACTGATTTCCGGAACTGGAAAGTCGAGAGTTTTTTCTGGTGGTAAGACTAACATAGCGGGATCGCCATAAACATCATCTAATTCACCTGAACCCCTAATTTCTAATTTCGTGTCACCAACATTTATATCGGCATCATGAAAAAGACTAAGTGCTCCCAATAATCTATTAAGATCATAGATGGCAAAAGTAGATGGAATTTCTTCACTAATTTCCGCTTTGGTTAGAATATTTTTCTGAGGGGAAATCGTTGATAAAATTTTCCCCTGTTTAAATTGTATATTTTGATTTATTGCTGCGTAATTTTTAAGTATATTAATCGTTTCCGCTGTTAGTTTCATTATGTCCTTGTATGTTGATTTATTAAATGTATAGCTTCATTATACCACGTATAGTTGATTTGTCAAGTCTTATTTTTTCATTTGTATTTTAACACCTCCATTCTTGTTCAGCATTTTCAGCTGCCTTATGGAGGTCCTTGGCTCTTTGTTTGGAAGCATCTTCGCTCTTAAGGCGTCTTTTTGTAGATGCATCAACAAAATATTTCCTTTTCTTCAACTCTAAAAATAGTCCCTCATTAATGAGAGTATTCTTAAGTTTTTGAAATGCCCTATTCGGATCTTGCCCTGGGCGGAGTTTAATTGTGATCATATTATTTTTCTGGTATTGTAAGGTTTACTTTTTTTTCTATATTTTTATTACGTTCTTTTCTAGACGCTTTTTGTGGTCTTGTTGTTTGATCTGCCCCATGAGAAGCAAAATCTAATTTTCCTAGATCTTTTAATGTCCCGTTAAAGACATGAGTTCCCACGTGATTTACTTCCATCCAAGGACACAACCAAACCGAAAATCCGATTTTTCTTGCCCACTGACAAAACATATAATCCTCAGACAAATAACGATCTGAACCACTTGCACCTTTTCCTGCATATAATTCATTATCAATCACTGTATCAAAGAAGGCATGAATGTATCGCTTACCATCAAAATGTTCTGATCGATTATGATCTGGTTTGTAGGAAAATTGTGGATATTCTTCTCTGAATTTTTCAAAGACTTCACGGCGAATAATTACGAATCCAGTACCTACTTCTAATACTTCTGTTGGAGTATCAATTTTAATTTGAGTGGTATCTTTGGTAGGATTGAATACAAAATCTCCAGTATATTTTTCTAGATCATTGGGATTTTCATCACCTAATCCAGCATCTACTGCGTTTCGTACTTTTTCCCAAGCAATACATTTTTTGGGATAGGGTCCACCAATAATTGGGTGGTCTTCATCACAAAGTGTAGCTAGGGCTAATACGTCTTGAGGTTTAAAATTGATGTCCGCGTCTATGAACATCAGGTGGGTGTATGGACTTCGGAGAAATTCGTCTACCAAATAATTCCGTGCCCTTGTAATTAAACTTTCATTAAACAAATAAAAGAACTTTAAATCCATTCCATATTTGGTAGCAGTTGTAGCAAGATCACATGATGCTTTAGTATACATTCCTGTACACATTCCACCATACATTGGTGTGCCAACAAATATTTTCTTTTTTCTCAGCTCATTAATATTCACTTCAATTTTCATTATTCTCTTATTATAAAATATTATATATTCATGTTATTATGTAAGTACATCACTATTTATCTCCGTTAAAGAATCCCGCCAGTCGCCCAATTCTTCATTAATGAGAAGAAATGATACTTTTTCTTCACTTGTTGAGACAGATTCAGTAATTTTCAAAATTTCACCAGTAGCAATATCCCAAGTATCACAAGCAATATCTACTGGGAGTTCTGGTTTGTCTTCAAAAGCAAAAACTGTACCATCTAAATCCCTCGCAAGATAGTTAAAGTTATTGGGTATTAGTGTTTCCACATTTATTTTTTTCATAATACTTCTTTATTTTAGGTTAGGTTATAACTTAATTATTACATATATTCTTCGGTTACATTATCAATTTCTTCCTTTATCTGATTTGTATCTTCTTCATCAGTAGGAAGTACTGCTTCCGCATCGATCTTGGAATACAAATCCAAGAAAGAAGTTTTTGTGTCTTCATCAAAACGATTGACACACATTTCTATTGCTTTCATTCTATCACCAAAAATGGCAAATGCATTTGCAATATGAACTAATCTACGAGTTGCAATTACCTCATCAATTCCACCATCATAAAAAGTTTTACGAATAGTATTAGCCCAATTGACTAATTTTTCTGCGAAATCAACATCAGGTACTCCAAGAGAATCAAAAACTTTGTTCACGATTTTCTTCTCAATCTGAGCTGAAGGATAATTGACTTCCATAGTAATCGGAAATCTTTCCAAAAAGGCTTCGTTCAGAATATTAGTAAAAACGAAACGTCCATCTTCAGAACCTTTACCCTTAGTATTGGCAGTTGCAACAACTGTAAATCCAGCAGTTGGTTTTACCATTCTGTTTATCTTTTTCAAATAAACACCTTTACCTTCA